TGTGCCATGGCATAACTCTGTTGGCTATTTGGATTAGTACCCGGTGAGCCCATTTCACGATCGTTACGCACATAATCTTCTAACCATTTGTGCATACGAGTTCCGCGGCTTGCGGCTTCTGTGGTAATTTCTTGTGCCTTGGCTTCGCCTACTGACTTTCGCCAATTGGCTAATGCATCACGTTTTTCTTGTGGTTTGGTACGATCAAGTATGGTAGTAACACTAGGAACACGTGATCCATCTGGTAAAGTGTAAAGACGTTTACCTTCTACTGTGTCACGATTAATGGGGGTATAGTTGTATTTTTGTATAAGCATCTTACTAGTATATATTACTAATTATAAGATGTCAAACAGTAAATGATTCTCCGCAACCACATTCAGCTTTGGCATTGGGATTTTGAAATTCAAATCCTTCGTTTAGTCCTTTTTTGGCATAGTTAATTTCCATACCCTGTAGATAAACTATATCTTTTTTATCAATTAATAAAGTAACACCACGTTCATCTATTTCGATATCATGCTCACGTACTTCATCAGCAAATTCTAACACATAAGCAAAGCCACTACATCCAGCAGTGCGCACACCAATACGCATACCTACACCTCGACCTCTGACATAAAGAGAGTCTTGCATCTTTTTAGCGGCTGTAGCAGTAAGTGAGATCATATCCATTATTTAAACCAACCTTTAGACTCTTTTTCTAGCCTGTTTAACACTGCTTGTTTTTCGTCATCAGTCATGTCATACCAATTAACTATGTCATCAACCGTGCGACCACAACCTACACAGACTTCGTTTTCCATGCGGCATATCGATATGCAAGGGCTTTCAATGAGTGACTTCTTCATGTTTCTTTCTATAGTCTGCTATCGCTGATTTGATCGCATCTTCTGCAAGCACCGAGCAATGTATCTTGACGGGCGGTAGCGCGAGTTCTTCTGCGATATGTGAGTTTTTGATGGTCTGAGCCTCATCCAGCGTCTTGCCCTTGAGGAGCTCGGTGACAAGGCTACTACTAGCAATAGCACTGCCACAACCATACGTTTTAAATTTGGCATCTGTTATGATCCCTTCATGAACTTCAATCTGTAGTTTCATTACATCACCGCAGGCTGGTGCACCAACCATACCCGTTCCTACATCTGGACTATCCTTGTCCATGGTGCCCACATTACGAGGATTTTCGTAATGGTCTAGAACTTTTTCTGAATAAGCCATTTATAAACTCCAATAGTATAGTAAAATACTACAGTATTTATAGTCTTATGTCAAGTGTTTTGGATTAAATTGCGGCGCCGCGTGTTTTAGCCGCACGTTTGGCCATGTTTTTTACTGTGTCAACCGGTGCTTGTGTTGCATTGTCGCCTACATTTGTTGTAGTCGCTTCATCATCGCCTAATTCACCAGCTGGGCGTAGTTCGATATGATCTTTATTGTAACTTTTGATTAGATTTTTTACAGCTGGATTAGTATCGTTGGCTGAAACTAGTGCGTCATAATTAAAGGTTTTGTCTGTGTTTAATACTAGATTAATTAGACTTTGTGTTGAGATTTTAGGTAGTTTATCTTTATCTTTATAACGATTGCGAATAAGTTCCAGAGCCGTTAGTAAATTAGACTCTGGAGTGTTTTTTGGACTGTGTATAAACTCATCTAAGCGCACGATTAGCGTAGTTCGCGACCAAGTTCTTCTGCGCCACCAACAGCTGCATCAGTAGCACCAAAGCCGTCAGTTTCATCTTGATCTAAATCACTGCCTGGGGCTGGTGGAAGTTCTGTGTCGCCACCACTTAGGTCATCGCCAGGCATTGCCATTGGGTTGTCAACTGCTTCACCTGATAATATGCGAACACCTTTGTCAACACCTTCACGTGCTGTTTGTAAATTCTGCATTAGTGCATCTAATGTTGTGCCTACTGCGTTTTTAAAGCCGTCTGCTTGTTCAGAACCAACTTGATCACGGATGCTGTCTAATAATTGTGGTAATTGCTCATTTTGCATTTTACCAACTTTTTCAATAGCGTCTTGAACGCTGTCTACCATGTCTTTAGCAGCCATTAGTACTTCAGCATTGCCTACTTCGCCTTCTGTTAATTGTTGACGGTTTTCTTCTAACCAAGCATTTAGACTTTCGCGAACAGTTAATAATTCCATATAACGTGGATTACGTTCTGCTGTGTGTAGATCCACACTATAACGAATTTTGTCAAGATTTGCTTGAATAGTTTCGCTTAATTTTTCTGCTTTTTCAACAGTTAATTTGCCAAAATCAAGTGCAAATCCAAAGCGGCTTTCCATCACTTTATTAATTTTTTTGGCGTCAGTAACAGCCATTTCAGATAATTTCATGTTAGTATTTCCTAATCACAGTTTAATGTATTTAGCCAAGTTGAGACTTTTCTTTAATTCTTTTTTGCAGTTTTCTATACGATGCATGGTTTCTGAATAGCGATTTGAGAAGTATTCAGACCCCCATTCATCCTGTTTTTCATTGGCTTTTTTATACCTGTGCCTGTATAAAGAAGCTTCAAATTCCAATCTATTTAACAGCGTGTCGTTTTTCTTTATTTCTTCTGCTAGAGTATTTTGTTTTTGATGTACAGCAATACAGTAAAAAATTGCGTCTTTACGACTAAAAAAATCAAAAAATTGCTGATTCCCTTCAAAAACTCGCCAGCATTTGTCATTGATTTTCACAACCTTATTGCGCCCAACCAGTACATCAGTACCAATTTGGTAACAAAAAGGCATTTCATTATTAACTAGTTTTTCTAATTCAGTTTGTGTAAATCTCTGAATTTTTTCTACGTCAAACTCAGTTAATTTGTTTTTTGTAGTAGATTTTTCCTTGCTCATTGGTGCGTAATAGAACATCTTTTATTGTAAGTTGATTGGCCAGTAATTGTTCTCTTTCATCCAAATGACTTTTGGCCATAGGTGCATCATTGAACTTTGCTAGGAGTGCATGCTCTTCGTTAGTGATGGGTAATAGTAATTTGTTAGTGAGTTCAACAATTTTCATAAAGTAACCTATTGTTTACTTTATTTAGTTGAGTAAGTTAGAAGCAAAAATTCCGATCAGTGCGGTTAGTACAATACCAAACACACTTAGTAAAATTGTAATAGTACGATCTGACTGTTTTTCAACTTTATTTGTTACAGCGTTTTTAATGTCAACAAGATGTCCTTCGACTTTGTCTAATCTATCATCAAATCCGTCCATGCGATTTTCTAAATTTTCTAGTTTAGTTTCCAAATTCTTATACCTTTCGGCACAGATTTCAACATGGGCTTCTAGATTCTTCTTTTCAATTTCTGTAGTGGTTGACATACGTCGCTCTCATAGTAAGCGATGCTTATTGAATGTGCCTTAATCTTGTGCCTTAATATGTGCCGTAATATGATGTTGTAGCATCAACTAATATTTATTCTTAATTCTTAGAAATAAAGTATACATTTTTATCTGCACCGCTGGGGTAAAACAGTGCAACGTTTGGTTTAGCAGTTTCATCAAGACCCAGTATGATAGGAGCAATACGAAAATCATTTTTAAGAGATCCATACCTATCATTTTCTATGGCATAGATATTTTCATGTTCAACACTGAACTCGAATGTCCATATTCTGTGTTCACCGGTATAGTTTATACCAAAGCTATATTTTTTAACATCGGCAATTTTTGAACCTAAGTAGTCCATGGTTATTAGTTGAGCACGCAGACTTAGAATCTGTATTACAGTTTCCCAATTACGTTGTTGGTTACGAAGTTTTTCTTTTTCTTGACTATAACTAACTACATCGGTCTTGGTAATATCAATTAGAGTATGTGCCTGATATCTATATAGATTTGTTGACATGCAGATATTTATTGAGAATAAAAAAGGCAGAAATTAATTCTACCTTGTTTATAATTCTAATCAAATTAGAATGTGTAAGATGCTACCGTTGCTCCTGATACTGCTACGTTGCATAAAGTTGTTAATGCTGAATAATCAGATGATGTTCCACTTAATGCTACTCGAAATGCGCCTGAGCTAGGAGTACCAAGTATTTCTACAGTACCTACAGTTTCTAAGGCACGTACAAGTTTTTCAAAGTCACTATCAACAGCATTATAACTTGTATGTACACCTGAGGAACTGACCGTAAACATACTCAAACTACGACCTGTTGTTACCACTGGTGCTGCACCACCGCTTACTCTAGTGATTGCCATTTTTGTTTCCCCTAAAATTTGTGCTGTTTGCACATGTAGTTATTTATAGAAATATCAGTCAAAAAAAAGCACCCTTAGAAAGAGTGCTTTTAAGTTGTTTCTTGCTACTAAAATTAAGCTACAACTGCTGCTGTTAAGATACCTAATTTAGTTGCTGTTACTGTTGCGCCTGATAAGTCAACACTGTCAACTGTACCTAATGCACGGATAGATGCTTGTAATGTTACACCGCCTGCTGGTGTGTACAATGGACCTTCGATAGCAAAAGTTTGTTGAGTGTTAGAGTCTGTTAGTGGTCCAGCTGCTACGATTGTATGTAGAGTTTGGATTGTGCTTAGAACAGCTTGTTGTGCGCCATTTGGGCCTGCTGAACCGTTAACTGCATTGATGTAGTCAACTGTAAAGAAGCTAATGTCACGACCTACTTGCTCAACGTTTAATGTTGTTGCTGTTGGGTTTACTTTAGTAATTGCCATTTTGTATTTCTCCTAATAAATGTACGCTTTCGCGCATACAATTATTTAGCCTGATCCCTAAAATAAACCAGGATATCAGTTTGTTGATTGTAATTATTTAGATAGTTTTTGATATTTCTACGTATCAGTGTTTTTTCAGCTGAGCTGTTTAGACGCCAATCCGCTACATTTCTACGTATTTGTCTAAAACTGCTGTTTTTAATATTTAAAAACTGTTCTAATTTTAAAAATAATTGTCTATCTAAACTGATATCTTTACGATCATTTTCAATGTCTCTAAGATATCTACGCAGTTGTAATACTGGCACATTAATTTTACTATTGGTTTCTATTTTGTCTTTATAGTCTTCCTGATTAGCCAGTACTGCTAGAAGATTATGTAGGTCACTGGCACTGCCTCGCATGGCAGTAAAATTTTCATAACCAATGGTTTGTATAGCATATTTTTTAGCGTAATCTTTGTCAATGTTGCGCAATATTTCCAACATCATAATCATTAAAAATACGCCAACAGCTAGATCATCGGCTGTTTTGCCTTTGAGTGTATCACCATTTTTATAAATCCTAGCTTCGTTTATTTCTTGAATAAAATCAAACATTATGTTCTCTTGAGAAAATTGGTACGACTAAAACTTAGTCTGTCTACTAGTTTAATAGCACCACCATCGTGACCAATAGCTACAAACCCTTCTGGTGATGTTACTTTGTAACCGTCGTTGGTCTTTTGGAATGTACCAATGCCTTCAACTTGACGTAGTTTAGTCATCAGTATGTTTTTAAGTTCAACAATACGTTTATATGTGGCTAAAATTCCTATTAGAGTATTTGAATTGTCTGCTACCCATTGTTCTTTTTCTTTAATTTTTACCAGACGATTTTGTGCTTTGCGGCTAGTAGGATCATCAATATCTTTAGTTAGTTCTTTTTTATAATAGGATACAAATTGTTTTAAAAATCCAACAGGATTGTCTATTTGTATACCTTGTCTAATAGATTGATTGATAAAAGGTTTGACTGTACGGGCAAATTCTTTATTGGATAAAATAATATCAAAACGCTGTTGTCCAATCTTTTCCATGGTTTTTAATGTTGCATCTTGATATTTTTTAATTTTAGTATTTTCTGTTGGAGTAAGGCTAGCAATACCTGTATAATCTTTATACGTTGCATCATCAAACCATACGTCAGCATGCTGATTCAATCCGCTGACATTAACACCAAATCTAGCAGTCATTGACTCTATTGTATCACCTTCGTAAACTGTATGAAAAACAATTCCTAATTTTGCTCTAGCAATACGTTGACCCATTTGACTGTTAACTGGTACAGCATAGGTAATAGTATTAGGAGTGAAAACATAACTGTCTTCACCGTTGACAGTGACTGTAGACAAGTCACCTTCAGTAAACATCAGATCTCCTTGTAATACTTTACCAATGCCTAGTTTAGGAAGATATTTCAGTGCTGATGCTAGTTTGCTGGCTAACTCAGGTTGTTCACTGTAGAAGCGTTCAATGTCTTTAAGACTCTTACAAAGTTTAGGTTCGCCTTTGGCAAATACACTTTTAGTTCCTATAAAAAATCTACTGTCTGTGGGGTCTACACCGCAGATAATAGCAGGGCTACCATCCCACTTGACTGTGAGTTTAGTTGTAGTACCTGTGCCTTCGCCTAGCATAGCACGTAGACTTTCTATGTAGTTTAATGCCTGTATACCACCTTGGTATCCTAAATTAAATATTAGGTCTTCAAGATGTTCAAGATGAACATTTTTACTTTCTGTTAGTAAAAAATCAGGAGTTTGTTTTTTTATTTCAAATAATTTCATTACACATATCCTGCGGCTTTGTCTAACATGGCTTGATAGTTTTGTGGTAGTCCTTTATTACTGCCCAATCTTGACCACTGACCTTGGTCATTTAATCCAAATTCAAAATTCTTATATTTCATAACAATGGGTTCATTTTGCACTTTTTGGAATCTTTCACTAGGAGTTAATGCTGCAGGAGCCTGTGCAGTTGCTGCAGGTCCAGCAGTTCTTGCACCTGTTGGAATTATAATATTTGGTGTTGTTTGTCCAGCATCAGCGCCAGGAGGTAGATCCTTGGGTTGATTTGGTGTTTGTTCTGGCTCTGTTGTTAGCTCTTTATTAGCTAGGTAACTGCCAATTTCTTTAGTTAACCATTGTTTTATACTTAATGGATCAATCTGGTCTAATGTTGTTGTGGGTTCTTGACCGCCACTAAACTTAGTATACCATTGTAGGAAAACTTCAGGAGTAATATCTTTACCTGCTGTAGTAAGATTAGACTGTACAGCATTCCACTTTTGTAGTGCACCTTTTACTATGTTGTTGACTTTGATCTGTTGATCTTTTTGTGCGCTGGCTGTTTGATAGTTAGCTACCGCACCTTTGATTTTACCACCAATTTTTTTGGCAAAATCCAGTGGGCCTTCTGTTAGAACTTCATTAATCTTCATCTTTAAGTTTCCTAATGCCTCGAGTAAATTTAGCAGGATCTTGACCTTTGATAGCATTAAGAAGACGACGCTCAAGCTCACCAGCTTGTTCTGCTTCATAGTTTTCGTGAATATAACGGATTAGATTAATAGCACCATTGATGATGTTATTGGCACGTGACTCTAGGAGATTATCCTTGTCTTTGTGTGTGAGTAATTCGTCAAGCTCGGTAAGTATGCTACGGGTGCGTTTCTGCACAATTTTTACTCCAATTTAGTATATTTATCGAAGATTTAAGATAATAAGTGCGCTAAATCTGGTAAGATTTTACGCCAGTCTGTATTACGTATTTGATCCAAATTATCCAAATACTCAATGAAGTTTGTTGGGATATAATCTTCTACAATATTAAATTTATTTAATATCCTAACTAATTCATCTCTGCCAGAGAATTTTTCCTGAAGTGCTTTATAAAATTTAGGGCTAACAGCATCTATTGTACATTTTCTTTCAACTTTTTCAAATAACAGTTTAACTGGGTCACCTAGTCTATTTTTAGAAAAGTGTTGTTCTTTCCAAGCAATTACTTCATCAAGATAAAATATATTGATATAACTGTAAGTACAACTTATGTAAAATAAATGATTAACTGGCATATTCTCATAAAACCAATTCAAAACATCCAACACCTGATCCCAATTAGCATTTGTGCGTTGGTATTCGAATCTACTACCAATATCATCAATACTAAAATATATTTCAATTAGTTGGCATTCTGCCCATAAATCTAGTATTTCCTGTGATACTTTAAATGTAGCGTTAACGTT